TACTAGCGTAAAAGGTACTTTGAGTATGACTTCAGATGGATGGAAAGATCATCTAAAACAAATTAAAAAGACTTCTGGCAAAGGTAATACAATTAATATATAATGACAACAAGAGTTAAAAAACCACATAACTCTTTGCAGGTTAGGCTAGACGATCTGCTAGAGTACGAACCGATTACTAAAAATCAAGAAGTAACATATAGTGCATGGGATGAAGATTATAACTTAGTACTGACAGGATCAGCTGGTACAGGTAAAACATTTATGGGTATGTACTTAGGATTAGAGCAAGTACTAGACCCTGACTCAGAACAAGACAGACTAGTTATTATTAGATCAATGGTCCCTACAAGAGATATGGGATTCCTTCCAGGTACAAAGGAAGAGAAAGAAGATGCTTTTACTTCTCCATATAAGAATATTGCTGCTGAGTTGTTTGGAGATAATAATAGTTGGAATAGAGCTCTATCAACAAAGAAGATTCAATTTGAGTCTACATCATTTATACGTGGACTTACTTTAGATTATAGCGTAATATTAGTAGATGAGATGCAGAACCTTTCTTTCCATGAGTTAGATTCTGTTATAACAAGAGTCGGTAAAGGCTCTAGAATTATATTCGCAGGAGACTAT